GCTAACGATAGGCTTGCTGACCAATTAGAACAAGCAGCCACCATGCTACGCCAGCAACAAGCCGAAATTGAGGCGTTGAAACGGCAAGCAATGGCAAAAGAAAATTCAATCTATGCGTTAGACATGATGATTGCCCAGTTTGAGGATAAGTTTGGTGACTACGAAAAAGTAATCAATGGTAATTACGTCAAAGTCAGACCGCATGAATTTATTGCCGCAGTGACAGGCAAAGAACATATTGTAGGACAACCAATTATGTACGCAGAATGGCCGATGAGGGACGATGAATGACCACCTTCACCACACAAGACCGGCAAGATGCGCAACGCACCCCGTTAAGTGGATTGTCGCATGTAAAATTTAATCCATTGAGCGAGGAAGATATTAAAGAATTGGCCAAGCAGTTTGAAGACTGGGATGAAAGCCCATCCACAGGTGATTTGGACATATACGTGTTTGATGCCGTTGGGTTCGCCCGCGCCATCGAACGCGCCCACGGAATAGGAGAATAGGTTATGAACACAATTACCTTTGCGTTATCTATGATTTTTATTCCATTCGCTATTCCTATTGTTGCGTTTTATGTTGCGATTAGAATGGTACTGAATGGACTAAACAAAAAGTTAACAGAACTAGGTGCTGAGCTATGAGCTTCACCATCTACCAAGCAGACGGGCTCAAAGTCATCCAGTGGTTCCCCACAGTTGACCAACTTATCGCCAGCATGCTGGCCAACCCTAACGACACGTATTGGAGAAATGTATGAAAACCAAAATATACGTGTGGTGGGTTAGGCTGCAAGCAAACCACATACCGTGGTCTAAACTGTATAAGTACAGAGTGCGTGAGTGGGAACGTATGAAAGACACTAATAAGTTTCTTAACGGCTTTTGGTTTGGAGACCACAAAAACAATTTAGAACAAAAAACAGATTGGGATACTATAAAAGAAATGGTAAAAAATCATGATGACTGACATAGCCCTATCATTCTTCATTGGCTTTCTGATCGGCCTTGTGATGCGCAGGCAAGACAAAGACATCACTGAGCAAAAGCGTATTTATGAAGACAAACTCAAAGAATACGAGTACAACGTTACGTATTACAAAAACCTGTGCAAATGGCACGTGGAGCAAAAGCATGCCAAAGAAACGAAGTAAAGAAGAACAAAAAGAGATGGACAAATACCTTAAAGAGAAATTTGCAGAAATTTCAAAGGGGCAAGAGCTCATCCCTGTAGTACTTGATAGGGCTACATGGGAAGGCATAGTATATTCAATTAACTTAGCATTAAAACTGGAGAAAAAACATGGCAACAAAAAAAGAGACAGTTAAGGTACCAGCAATCAAAGAAAAAAGCGGCAAGGTAGTTCCTGCGCCGTCAATTGCGTATTCACACGAAGAGATTGAAAAGAAAGCTGGCCGTAAAAAGAATGAAGACAAGCGCGGCTTCTTGTTATCTACCGGTGAGTTTGCCGGCCGTAAGAAGGCAGCCAAGGTAGCAGAAAAAGCTGGCGAAGTGCCTAAGAAGGTCGGTAAGAAGTTACATTCTCACGATTTGCGCAACGCAGCAGGCGTTAAAAAAGCCAAGGAACCAAAATGAAAAAGAAAACCATTGAGTTTGAAGAGGGATGGGCTGACGAGTTGATGGAAGACATGGACCTAACTCAAGAAGATATTGATGCCTTGGTAAATGGAATTACTCAGCTAGTTGAAACCGGTGAGATATTTGAGGACGCGCAGCGTGTTGAGGATTTGCCAGAGGACGAGCAAGCAGAAATCATCGACATGCTAGAGCGCAAACAAAAACGGACAAGACATTGAAAAAGAAATACGATTATTACAAGCTAGATGTCGGGTTCTTTCCGCCCGTCATCAAGCTGTGTTTTGATGATGCGGTATTCCAGCAGATTCTAAAAGATCACAACATTGCACTCAAAGCCAATGCCCTAGAGATTGGTATTGCTGAAACGCACATGGTTGGCGATGGTAAAGACGCCATCATCGTGCTGGTGTTTGACATGGATCTGATTGGCGACGACAACATTGCTGATTTGGTAGATACTATCGCCCATGAGGTCAGTCACACAGTAGATCACTTGGCTGAGCACATTGGTGAAGAGGATGGTTTTAAAGGCGAGACGCGCGCCTATTTAACCGGTCACCTTGCCACACAAATATTTAAAATCTGCATGCACGAAAAGGCTAAACATGTTAGAAAAGCAAGTCGAAAAGTACCTAACAAAACGGGTGAAAGAAAACGGGGGCCTGAGCTTCAAGTGGATCAGCTCAGTGTCGGGGGTGCCGGATCGAATAGTTTTCCTAGCGGAGCAGGTACATCTCGTTGAATTAAAGACAGAGACAGGAAAGCTATCGCCAAGACAAATCCTTGTGTTTGACGAGATTGGTGAGCAGGGTTTTCCAGTTCACGTGTTAAGAAACTACGACGACATCGAGGAGTTTATCCGTGAAGCGATGCAGAAAGTGTAAGGAAGTCAAGCCAAAGGCACAGTTTAACAAAGACAAATACATGCCTGATGGTTTTAAACTGTATTGCAAACCATGCGATCGTGACTATGTGTCAAACTGGGGAAAAAACAATCCTGCCAAACGTAACGCAAAAAATGCACGTCAACGTGGGGCCAGATTAAAGCGTAGACCAAAATGGATCAAAGACTTTTTTAAGTATGAGGTAGATGAGTTTTATGTGATGGCCAAAGAGCTAGAAAAAATATTCCCATGGAAACAGCACGTTGACCACCGGATACCCATGCAGGGTGAGTTCGTGTCCGGCTTAGAGGTACCATGGAACCTGCAAATATTATCAGAAAAAGCAAACTTAGAAAAAGGCAATCGATATGTTGAAGAGGAGTATGCTTCACAACTACCAGAAGGGTATTATTACCAAGGCGCAGTCTATACCCAATTTGGGGTTATTCCTGCCGGCCGGATTAGGGAAAACAGCAACAACCTTGACAATCATAGCGGAGCAATTTAATGGCAAAACGTTAATCATAGCCCCGTTAAGAATAGCCCAAACAGTTTGGTCTGAAGAAGTAAAGAAGTGGGAACACCTATCACACTTGAAAGTCTCGAAAATTATTGGTTCTCCGGCACAAAGACTGGCGGCCCTGAATGCTGAGGCAGATATTTACCTGATAAATCTTGAGAACGTAGCATGGCTTTGTGAGCTTTCACCTAAGTTAGCGTTTACTAACTTAGTGATAGATGAATCATCGCGATTTAAGGACCCAAGCACCAAGCGTTTTAAGGCTCTTAAAAAGCATTTAAAGGGCTTTCAGAGGCGTTTAATCCTCACGGGTACACCTACCCCTCAGGGCATGCAAGATCTCTGGTCTCAGGTGGGTATATTGGATTTTGGGCAGCGTCTGGAAACTAGCCTGACCAAGTTTCGCGACAAGTACATGCAGCCTGACCAGATGAACCGCCATACACGTGTGGTATATAGCTGGAAGCTCAAGTTGGGCGCCGACATGCAGATCCAAGAAAAGATTTCCGACATCTGCTATAGCTTAAAGGCCGAGGATTATCTGGAGCTACCTGAATGCACCAGCCTGCACCATAAAATTGAATTAGATAAAAACGTAAGGAGTAAGTATGACCAACTTAGAAAAGACATGGTCGTTGACATCAAGAAAGAAAAGATCACAGCTCCAACAGCAGCAGCATTGGCGAACAAGCTCCTGCAATTCACATCGGGAGCGGTCTACGATGAAGAAGGAGAAATCCACGAAGTACACCGCGCTAAACTGGAACGTCTTGAGTCGATCATGGAAGAATCTTCAAGTCCCACGCTTGTCTTCTATCATTTCAAGCATTCGCTCCAACGAATACGTCTTCAGTTCCCAGAGGCGGTGGTGCTGGACGATGACAACATTGCGGCGTGGCGTCGTGGTGAGATTCGTATGTTGCTTGCCCACCCCCAGAGCGGCGGCATCGGGCTTAATTTACAGTGCAACGTTGGAGACACAGCACAAACGGTCTGGTTCGATTTACCATGGAGCTCAGAGAACTACATCCAAGCGAATGCTAGGATCTACCGCCAAGGGCAAGAAAAACCGGTTATTATACATCATCTAGTGGTGTCTAATAGCGTTGATGAACACGTTGTAAAAGTCTTGGAGGGCAAAATAAATTTGCAAGACGCCCTGTTAGAGTCCCTAAATTTTGCATTAGTATAGCCATGAGAACAAAAACCAAACACAAAGTAAACGCAGTTGCTCCACGTCTTTCTGATGAGGATCCAGATCCAATCGAGCAAGACGACGCCCCCGACGGTTACCATCTATTGCAAGAAGGTTGGATGCCATGGGATGCTGAGGATATGAACGACATCAGAAAACTGATCAGTGAATACATGCCGGCAAAACAGCGCTTTGTGTTGCAGTGTTTTTTAGATGGGTTGTCGTACAGTGAGGTAGGCCTATCAGAAAAGCACTGGCGTTATCACTTTGCTAAGGGTGTAGAGTTTATTAAAAAGGAACTAAAAATATGACGACGTTTATTGTGGAGCATATCCATAATGGTTATCCAATGTTTGACAGCATTACCGGTGTAGAAGACATTGATCTGACCATGTTTAAAAACATTCAGACATTGTGGGTGTGCGATACACCGGAAGAAATTGAAGCGGTTGAAAGTGAACTAAGGAGAAAGCATGAACGATCCAGTAAATAGTCCCAAACATTACACTGCACATCCGTCCGGCATTGAGTGCATTCAGATTACCGAGCACATGGGCTTTAACCTTGGCAACGCGATGAAATACATCTGGCGTGCCGATCTTAAAAACGATGCAGTAGAAGATCTTCGCAAGGCTGTGTGGTACATCCAACGCGAATTACAAAAACGTACCAAAATATCCGACCCGGAGTGTGGAAAATGATTTTAGAACTTGATGACGATTTTACAGATGAAATTACAACGGCCAACTTGGCTCAAAGCTACGTCAGTATTAAGAACATGTTAAAAAATGGCGGAAGCTGGCATGAAGATGATGTCGCTGCTTGGAAAGAGCTATTGCCAGCAATTAAGTTAGTCGGCAACTGGTATAGCATTGATTTTAATGCCGACATAAAACAAGCAAAGAAGGCACCTACAAGATGAAAAAGTACACGCACTTTGATTTGGAGGATGCCATCTATAAAGTATGGCAAACAGCCGATGATATTGAGACACTGTACAAATACCATGGCGATGCAGAAAAGCCAATGACAGAAGATGAATTAGCAAACGCGTTGATTGGTCTTAAACAAATCCATGATATGCGTTGCTGGCAATTGATGGATATGTCAGCAAGGGTGTTTGAACTAAATCAGTATTGCACTGATCCTGTCAAATTAGCGGCAAGAGAAAATTTATTTGGGAAGAAGAAAGACAAAAAATGAGTGACGAAAAGAAACAATCTATGCTTGAAGACATGAGCATCAATATCGAGCTGACTATCCGTGGTGTCAATGTTTTATTGGCCATGTTAGACAGACCACAGCAGATCCCTACAACCATGGCCGCTGATATGATGAGCATCATCCACCAGCAAGCCGTTCCTCAAATTGAAAAAGCTAAGGCAGGATTAGATGCTGCACTGGCTGCAACCAAGGAGAATCCAAGTGAACCTAAAGCAACTTCTTAAAAGCGCTGGTGTTAGCAATAACATCATCAAAGAGGTAGAGCGCAAGGCAAAACAAACCACAGCCCAGCAAGAGATTGAGCACCAAGAAAAAGCTGCTGCGATGGCCAAGATGATGCTCAATGACGTTATGCCGCACCTGCATAGCGCGATGAGCAAGACGCCTCCGTCTAAGCCAAAGAAAACCATCATCATTCCAGACTAGGGCGGATTTAGTCCTGTATTTGCATTAGTAGATATAGGGCAAGCTGTGAAGCTCCTCTTGGGCTGGGGATACTCGGCTATTTACTATGGCTGTAAAGAAAGTCACAGGTCGCCCAGTCCACCTGCATAGAAGACTGGGCACTTTCACAACGCCCAAGACAGTGAAGGTTTTGTACCAAAATGCGGGCAATCACACAACACACAGGAGAATTATATGAACCCATTTGAACTACGCTTTTCCATTTTTAACACAGCAAAAGACATCCTAATCAAGCAACACGAAGCTAACTTAGCAGCGTGGGAGCTGCTCAACAAGGGTGCTAAAAAGGCAGAAGAGCTTGCCCCTAAGTTCCCAACAATCGAAGAGATTGTGGAAAAGGCAACCGAAATCAACAAATTTATCAGTGAAACTCAAGTAAACGAATTTACTAAAGTAGCTAAGCGTTTGACTGGTACAACAGTAATATTCTAAGTAATTGATACCTATAAGTATCAAAACAATACACTAACTTATACCTATAGGTACTAATATGGCAACTAAACCCGGTTTGTACGCAAACATCCACGCAAAGCAAGAACGCATCAAAGCAGGCTCAGGCGAGAAGATGCGCAAGCCGGGTGCCAAGGGCGCCCCCACAGCAAAACAATTCAAAGAGTCTGCAAAGACCGCTAAGAAATGAAAGATTTTAAAACACTACCTAAAATGGCAACTGGCGGCTCTGCTAAGCATGACAAACCAATTGCCAAAACAACAACAGGTAAAAACCGCCATTATTTAAGCACAAAAGAAGGTGCTGGCATGACTGAAGCCGGTCGTAAGGCATATAACGCCAAGAATGGCAGTCATTTAAAGGCGCCCCAACCTGAAGGTGGTTCCCGTAAAGAATCATTCTGCGCTCGTATGAGTGGTGTTAAAGGCCCTATGAAGGACGAGAATGGTAAACCAACCCGCAAAGCAGCGGCATTAAAAAGGTGGAAGTGTGGCAACTAAGAAACCATCCCCAAACAAAAAAATATTTACCAAAGAAATGGCTCAGACCGTTTTAGATTTAGGTAAACAAGGCGCATCGCAAAAAGCGATGTACGCTGCCATCGGTATTAGCAAAACTACAGCATCAAAATGGAAACAAGAAGATCCAGAGTTTGCTGAAACCATGGATTTGGCTACCACGTACGGACAAGCATACTGGGAAAATATGATGCTGGCAAATATTGACAACCGCGGATTTAATTCCCGAGTTGCAGAAATTGCATTAAGAGGCCAGTACCCCGATGATTACAAAGACAATCGTGAAGTTAAGGCAACAGTAAAACAAGAAGTTACGATTGATTTTAATAAAGAGATAGCAGATTTAATATCCGCCCTTAAATAGCAATTATTTATTTTTTCAATTTTTAGTAAAAAAGCCACCTAAATCGGTGGCTTTTTTGCATTAGTAGATATACCCAGTAAAAAACTAAAAAGGACTAAAATGACTGCACATGCGATTTTAAGCGCATCCGGATCAAAACGATGGATGGCCTGCACGCCCAGTGCCCGCTTAGAAGCAACCCTCCCAGAACAGAAAAAAGCCCCCGGCGCCTTTGACTTCTCCCAAGAAGGTACAATGGCCCACTCTTTGGCCGAGGCCAAACTACGCCATCACTACGGACAAATTGGTATAGAGGAATACGAACGTGAATACGAAATCATTAGAAACACACCTTATTTCAATGAAGATTTTGAAGCTAACGTTGATAATTATGTATTGTACGTTCGTTCTCAAATTGGTGAGGGTGACACGCCATTGTTTGAACAGCGTGTCGACTTCTCTGACTGGGTTCCTGACGGCTTTGGTACAGCCGATGTGGTTATACTTTCTAAGTCCGCCATTCGTGTCATCGACCTCAAGTTCGGGCGTGGTGTCCCAGTTTATGCCGTGGACAATTCACAGCTACGACTTTATGCTCTTGGTGCATATTCAAAATTTAAGGAAGATTTTCCGGACATTAAAGAAATCTCATAC